CAAAGCCGATGTCAGCGTAACTGCTCCCGTTGTAAACCTCTACCGCGGCACCTGTGTAAGCCGTGCGAAGTTTACGCAATGAATACGCGGCTGCTGCTCCCGTGTACGTGTCGAGCAGTGGCGTGTTTTGGGTGAAGTAGTCGCCTATGTTTTCTTCGATGTCGGTGCGGACGCTGGATTTGTTCGTTTTGTAGAAAATTGCTTCATTGTAATATCCTGTGTAACCCTGTACGTTTACATTTCCTTTAATGAAAATTCTATTTACGTCAAAACCTCTTGATTGCGAAGAAATAAAACTCAACAATTCTCGCTCGTTCACAACTGCCACGCTTGAAGATGTGCCGTTACGGGTTATCGCAAAAGTTTGAGCCGCTATATAAGTCGGTGCATTTTTCAATAAATATAAGCGCGTGCTTGTTGAGTCGGTGTAATACGACGTCGCGCTGGTAGTCATTCCGTGAAAAAAGAAACTTGGTGTATCATTAGGTTGTACGTAATCAATTAGGCTGTTTAAGGTAAAGCCTGTCACGGAGGTTCCTAATAACGCCGTTTTTCCATTTAACTTCACCAACGCTCCACCCGTGTAGATAGTCGGCTGGTTCGTCGGGTCGCTTTGCGTCGCTGTGTTCCCGTTTCCTGATTGGTCAAGCCATTGGTAGACCGTGCAAGTCGTACCCGTGCAGAACGATTCAATATCTGCCTCCGAGATGTTGCCTGAAGCGTCAAAGCCAATCGTTGTGGTCGTGCTATCCGATGCCCTGCGGATAACCATGCAGTCTGTTACGTTGCCGTTCAGCCTGCGCGTTGAATACGCCGCCTCTGCTCCGCTTCCATACGTCTCATTTAGCAAGCCCGTGAACGCGGGTGCTGCGGTTACTTCCTCCCATGTTTGCTTGAGGCTTATCGGAACCGTTCCACCCGTCCTCGCTTTGAGATACTCCAAGAGTGCCGCCTTCACCGTAGCAAATGACGCATCGTCTGCGGGTGCAGGTGTAAACTCAACCCAAGTCCCCGTGTCGGGATCTGCGAACGCTGCCTCTGAATAGTATATCTTCCTCTTGATAACCTTCCCCGCTGTTGGGATGTCGCTCGATGCGCTCTCTGCGAGTCCGTCCCCGTCCGCTTTGGCCGTGTAGTAAAGCTCTACCGTATCCGTTGCACCGCTTCGGAATGTCTCCGCGTCCGTTTGAAAGCGATTGTGATACTGGGTATCGATTGCGATGTCTGCCCATTCCGTATCGTAATCCGTACCGCTTGCCTTCACGAGTGCTTGTCCCGTTGTGCCTCCTGCGATGACCCCGACCTTTGCCGTATTCGCGGTTATCTCGCTCGCTTGCGTTGGAGTGATGCCGACCTTCGCATTGTTGGCTGTGATGTCTGAAGCCTGTTGGGTGGTAATTCCAACCTTTGCCGTATTCGCTGCGACCGCACTATTTGCGGCAACCCGTGCCTCGGTATAGTATAAATTGCCGTTCTCGTCAATGTCTCCCGTATCCAAAATCACAACGCCCGTTTGACCGTTTACCGAGTCGACAGGAACGTTCGGGATATCTGTTGTGAGTGCAATCGTACCCGATGAGCTTGGAAGCAATACGGTGAGATTTCCCGCGTTCGGAGCGCGAAGCCAAATCTTACCCGTTGAATTCTCCCAGTATGTTAACGCCCCTTGTTTAAAGTTGATGTCTGCAACCGTGGAAATAGCGTCGCTCCCTTCGATGGTCATCGCCTCAAACTCGACTTCGTTCCCTTCGGTACCTGCTGCAACCGAGAACGAAAGAACCCCTGGAGATGCTTCGGTCACTGTCAATCCCGAGAGGTTGACCTTCATCGTTGCACTCGCTGCGAGGATGTCGATATAACCCTTCGTCGTATCGTTGAGGGTGTCATACATCTGTGCACCCGTTCCGCTTGCTTTAAACTTTTGAAGCAGCTCTTGAAGCCCGTTGTTGACCATCCACTTCTGAACCCCTGAATTGTACGATATAACGCTTCCCTGTGAGGGGCTTATGATATTCGTATCGGTCAAGTCTTCGAGCGTCTCAACGCCTCCTGTATCCAAAGTGACTACCCCGTCCCCATCATCGGTGAGCGTTCCGTTCGTGACTTTGATTGTGCGAACGCTGAGGACATCGGTTGAACCGTCAAGGGTAAGCATCCGGAGGAAGCCGCGTCGAGCGTATGAAGGTTCGTCACCTCCTTCGGGTGATACTCCGTCGATGGGAGCATTGCAAGCGTCCCACTCGTACGGGATGGCAACCGACAAATCCAAGAGCACTCCCGAGAGGACGTTCTTTGTCTCTTCTTCAAGTGGTGTTGTTGTCGCATTGACAACTTCATAATCTTGGGCGAACGTGAAGATATTACCTCCCATTCGGATGTCTGCGATGATGTCTTCCGCGCATTGCTCTGCATCGGATACGACCTCCCTTTGTCGTTCTACTTTATCCGTCTTATCTGCGGGAACGTCCAAGATATATACCTCGATGTTATACGTCTTGGTTCCGCTGTCATACGTTGCCCCGGTGTAAACCAAATGCATGAGCGGGAACTCGGTAAACTTGGCGAGATCCACATCATCCGGAGAACCGAATGAGAATGACTTGATAAAGAAGTGACTCGTCGCGAAGTCTTCGAACCTTTCGACGATGTTATTAAACGTGATCATGTGCTCTGTCTTTTAAATAACTGAGGTGTTGGAATACGACTTGAACAGGAAGTTCCGTAATCGAGTCCATCTTGAGGATGTCTTCTCCGGAGAGGGAGTAAAGGAGATGGTACCACCCCCATTTTTCGCCGACTGGATCGCTTTGTCCGCTACCTCCAGTAAAGAGAACTGCATATCGTGAAGCAGTTGATTTCTGGAAGTCCAAAAAAAAAGCAGCATCCCCGACACCAAGTCCGCTCCCATCTCTTCGAATATACTCGCGTCCTCTTTGGCTGTGTACTTCTTGACTTCGTACTTGTCTCCGAGTTCGTAAGTCACTTCCCGATAGAGAAGAGCGGTAATCTTATGGGCGTTCTTCCAAAAGTCTTCGAGATGGTTTTCCATGTCGATCCATTCACCCGCTGTAAACTCATCCCAATTCGGAATAAAGCCAAAGCGTTTACCGTCGATTTCAACGACCTTCTCGTGTCGTGCGGTCTCTTGGGTCAGAAGGTTGTCCAAATGCGCTGAGGCGGCTTGTATGAGCTTCTGAGGCATCGCACGCAGTTTCTCCACCGAGTACCCGGAGCAGATGGATATCTTCTCGAGTGGGTTGTCTGCGGTCATCATGACTTGGAGTTCTCCGAGAGAGAGGTCAGACCATCGGTGCGGGAGTTTGAGTTCCATCATTCTAATAACTTGTTTTCTTTGGTTTCCTTATCCGATGGCGTAGCTACCGAAATTCGGGTTCGTTTGGTTGAATGTAATCGCGTACCTCATCGCGTCGATTGCGTGGTTGAAGTTGTCGACGGGTTCATTGAGTTGCTTGCCGTTCTTGTCTTCCTTCCATTTGTAATTGCGTAGCTCGCGGATAAGGTTTACACTCCGAGCCGTGATAAGAAGCGGTCGCGAATGGAGGAATTGGATTCCATTTTTAACCGAATCCTTTCCCTTTCTTGCTCCGTGAGCATTGAATCCGTGAGCATGTATCTCGTCGATGCTCTTTGGTTCAGCGGAGTCACAGATAACAACATCCGATCGATTGACTTCGTTATCTCGGAGCACTTTTGATATATCCGAATTAGTGAGTCTTGTCGCGTAGCAGAGTTCGTCGACTGCGAACCCGTGTCCGTCTGTATAGACTCGGACGATGGCGGTTGGGTCGTTTGTATATCCGAAGTCGAGTCCGAGGTTGAGGAGTTTGTATTCATTTGGGATTTGGTTTATTTCTGTCCAGTGGGTGAAGATGGTGGATTGTGCGGTGCCTCGTTCTCCGAGACCGTATACTTTCCAAAAGTTCTCGTCTGCTGTTTTAAACCGCTCAATTTCCATGACCACACTTTCAGGGAGGAACGGGTTGTCTTTGTACGTGGTGCGGAAGAACTCTGCGTCTTCTCGTGGGATGACTTCTTCATATATCCAGTGAAATTCGTCTGATGGGTTGTAATCAATTAAGACCCTCCCCGTTGTTCGGAGGAGGAGTTGCCGCCAATCTTCGAGGTTGATTTCGTTGGCTTCGTTGATGAATAGAACGTCTCGCTTGCGTCCTCTGACCTTTTGCGGTTGGTCGATGCTAATGAACTCAACCATGTTCCCCCAGAGTTGGTAGGTTGCATCGCTCTTATTGTGGAGGTCGGGGTTGTATATCTCTTCCTTGTTGAGTATCTCGAAGAAGTCCCGCATGGCGGTTGCACGAAGTGCGGGGAATGTCTTTCGGCATATCGTAATAACGAGACCCGAGTTCTTGTGGCAAAGCTCAATGAGTGCCGTGAGGATGGAGTACGTCTTTCCGGATCGTGTACCGCCTTGGTGAACTTGAATCTTCGACTTGCATTCTTTAACGTGGTAATATGTCGCGGGTAGTTTACTCATCGAGCCATGAGAGCGGCTTCTTCTCGGTGACCTCTATCTCTTGCCGTTCGATATATCCGCGCTTCTTGCCTTTGGTCTTCAGAAAGAATATCGTCGCGGCTGGGTTGCCTTCCTTCACGAGCTTGTACAGGTGGGATTCTGCGAAGTCGAGGACGCTGTCTTGAATGGAGTTGACCGCGCTCTTATATTCCTCGTCTGCCTTCAGCCATGCGTAATGCGTCGAGCGATCAATTCCAACCATCTTCGCGGCTGTCGATACGATACCGAGCGACTTCTCGAGAGCTTCGAGCATCGCTTCTTTTTTGGTGTTGGATGTGTTGTGCTTTACTGCTTCCATAACTCTGCCTTTTTACCGGTGAAGTCCTCCCATCGCTTTACGATCACATCGCAATACTTCGGGTCTAATTCCATCCCGTAACATTTGCGCCCTGTTTTCTCCGCTGCTATAAGAGTCGTTCCAGATCCAAGAAATATATCGAGAACGAGGCCTTTGTTTTTTGCTCCGTCAATTATAGACTCAATAAGAGTAACCGGCTTCGGGCAAGTGTGCGCCCCTTTTAAAGATTTCTCTATTTCGGTCGTCTGTTCGAAGAAATCAAAGTCGTATTTCTTTTCAGGTCTCCCCCAAAAGAAAAGCGGCTCTACTTTTCTGAAGTGGCTTATTTTCCCCCCGCTTCTTTTGTTTCTGGATAACCAGTAGAAACAGTCGTCCGGCTCTTGATTATACCAGAAGGGGTTGTACTTCCAGCCGGTAGAAATGCAGATAAACGACGACTTTTGCCTTACTATAGAAAACCAAAGAGAGCAAAAAGAAAGGTATTCTTCCCCGCTTTTGTCCTCGTGTGAATTGTATTCGTAGCCTATCCCGTAGGGAGGGTCGGTAAATACCATGTCCGCCTTCTCTCCGTTCATTAGCTTCTCCACGTCCTCCGCTTTCGTAGAGTCCCCACAAAGCAAACGATGGTCTCCCAAGATATACAAGTCTCCGGGTTTGGTCTTCGGCTCTTCCGGTGATTCGGGTACTTCGTCGGGGTCGGTCAATCCTTCTTTCTCTTCTTCTTCGGGTTGCCATACATCGAGACCCCATTCATCGAGTTCTGCCGCGTCCCATTCGTTCGCAAGTATATCCCAATCCCACTCCCCGAATCCAACGTTATCTTTCACGATGAACTCCTTTGCTTTGCTCTCTTCCCATGTAGCGACATAGACGGGAGCCTCGGTAAGTCCTGCTGCTTTGGCTGCCTTCAGCCTCATATTGCCACCGAGGACAATCATATCCGGATTGACAACAATCGGACGCGCTTCGAGCATCTCGGGAAACTCCTTTATACTCGTTACGAGCTTTTGGAATTTATCGTCTTTAATTATCCGAGGGTTCGTCGGGTTTTGTTTGATCCCCGAGAGTTTCATTGGCTTGATCGAGGACGGCTTCGAGGGTGTATCGGAATTCATCGTTGTGAACGGCT